CCGGCCCCCCCCAGACTGAGTAAAGAAACTCAGCCTGGGTCACCCTCGCGGTGAGAGGACGTCCAATTCTTGTCCCAAATCTTCTTTTTGATCTAGAAACAAGGTACAGACAGTCGTCACGCTTGGGCTTATCCCTAGTGGGCACTATTCCGAACTCGGCTTAGCTTAGATGCTTATTAAAAATGTTACCAGAGAGCTCCCATTACTGGGACTCTGGGTATATGTTTAAGAGAACATCAGGCTGGACCGGGCGAACGAATAACAGGCCGTTAAAACGGCTTGACACTGTCACTCAACCTTCCCGGATCAATTAACTATCTCTCGCGATGGGTACTACCCATTCCCCAAGTCGCTCAAGACACAAGCCAATCGATTACCTGATATGTAGCTATTATTTTGTCGTTGATCGGAAATGTCGGGAGAGCAATGCCCATCTACGGACCAACTTTAGACCATCACCTAACCGTGTTTCGGTTGGGGTGTGATCCAAGTTTTCCATACATGGGATAGCTCCGATGAGATCTTCGATTTCTCGAACACTCTCCCACAGCTCTGAAAGATGACTAGCTACGCCATCCCCCAACTCTGTGACCCTGGCACGAAGGGCTTGAACAGCCTGAAGAGCCTCAATAAAGGGTTCCTTGTACACCAAATTATCTAGAAACCAAATCACATCTTTCGATATGCCTTTGATCCCCGGATGATAAGGATAACGACCAGGAGCCCCATCATGAGTTACATGATGCCCCTGTTGCTCGAAATTCTCCGGATCGAAACCCGGAGCTAGTGTCAGTTCCAACTTAGCCAAGCGATCAAGAAGTTCCTTCTTGAGCGTCTCAACCAAACTGGCCCTAGCCGACTCTAAAGCCTTCTCCGTCAATGCGTACATTGAGTTCAAAGACTTCATAGCCAGCCACGACACCACATTCCGACCAACCTGGGGTCTCACCTCCAATGCATAAGCAACGATATAGTTTCTCATGCGGGTGGGTATTCCTACCAGTCGGTTTGACAGGCGGGACAACGCTTTATAGCCATAACCCAGGAACTTACAATAAGCTCCCAGGCTAAGGCTGTACTTCCGACAGAGCTCTAGGCCAGCAGAGAGATTTCTCCGCGCGACTAAGAGCTCCGGCAGAGGTACCGCAGAAACGTCATTCCCCTTAAAGAATGTACGCTTCGCGAACTCCAGCGTTGTACCCGAGTGGCTAACAAGAGATTTATGAGCACCAATAGCGACCCCAAGGCCGCGCATGATATCACAATACTTGTCTGCCACCCTTCCCCCCATGATAACTACGTCGTCTCCCAAGACTGCGTAGTCTTCGTACCATGACCATTTCCTCAGATCCTGAGTACATACTTGATACCAAGCCCACTGCACAATGCAATGGTGAGTTAACGCGAGCATAGCCCAAGAGGAGAGGGCACCCATTGGTTGGCCGGTAGAGTACGTTTTAGGTTCTTTCGAAACTACTCCGTACTCATCCTTAAGAGAGATGTAATACTCTCGACCTACCAATATAGTCCTCCACGCTTCGGCTAATTTTACCCCCACTACTGGGGCTAAAAGGGCAACTTGAATCGACACCGGAAGTCTATCCGTAGCCGCGGTCAAGTCGAACGAAAACAGAGCCCAAGTCTTAGCTGGCAACTTGTCGGCCAGGCGTTTCCACCCCATAAGGCGGTCGCCGGGACGACGGTTCTCAGCTTTGAGTTGAGTCTGCCTTCGCAACAACACATCCAGTGGTTTAGTCTGGTTATGCGTCCCATCCTGCTTGATACATCCCAACAGTGAGAAAATCGCCTCGTGAAGAGGGCGAAGAATCCACTGCGTGAATGGATCAACCATTGCGAAAACTCGCACCTTTCCTGCCGCTTCCTTCTTAGTCCCGAGTTTACCTAATATCTGGAGCCAAGATAAGTTGAGAAGTTTGTATCGTAACCTACCAGTGACCTTCTGACCACCTTTAGTCCCCTTCGCCAAAGGGGAGTTAAGGAAATCATCACGGTCCTGGACGGATATGTCCACAAGTTTCCCATCTCTCGTCTTCACGGTCCGATTGGACCGTGGATCCAACTTGCCTCTAGACCACGTATCTATCGCATTTCGGAGCCACACGTTGTTAGTCTCTGAAATCCAGAATCGGAAAGCTTTTCCCAACTCTGTCTTCCAGTAGACCTTCATCCATGTACGAGCCGAAAGGAGAATCGATAGTGGCGACGTCGATGCGATCTTCACATAGAACGCCGCATCGGTTAACACAGGAGCACTCTTAGATAGAAGAGCGGGCGTTGCTTCCAACGCCCGAATCATATATCCTGGAGCTCCACGAGCATAGGCATCCAAAATAGCAAGTCCTTTTCGACCAAAGAGAATACTCAAACCTCCCCAAAATACATTCACGAATTTAATAAATCCCTTTATATATTCTGGTTTAGCTGTGCATGGGTCTGTGATCGTCGAGAGCTTGATCTTACCCGGTATATCGAGAATTCGATAGACCGAGAAAAGAGAGAGCCAGAGACGTATCACTAGCAACTCATTATTCCGGATCCGTTTGCGGTGAAGAGAAGGAATCACTCTGGGTAAACCCCCTGAGCGAGTTCTGCTGATCCGGGCCCCAAAGGGACCGGTATCGGAAAGGCGTTGGTTGCCAATAGACTGTTGCAAGATAGTGTGACATGCCTTAAGGTAGATTACCACAAAGCGCATCCCTCCTTTCTTGTACAGCCTGTTGACATACGCTAAGTATGTAATCAGGACCTTCACCAACGACAAGTTTCTCTTAATGCCCAATACTGTCGGAATCAAAAACAATACCTTCAGCATCGGGCGCCCAAGTTTTACCTTGAGCAAGCCATTCATAGTAGCACCTAGGCCAAGCAATCTCTCTCTGACAGGATTGGTGTCTTTATAAGATGTCCAAAATTGTTGAAGATTGTTTGTCATGGCTTAAATAAAATAGGTGTTTACTCTGAAACTTCGGTTTCCCCTAAGGGGCCGCAGGCTGCCGTAAGAGGCCTAGAGTTACCTGTAGGGCTTCTCTCTCTTGATATCCCCCACAAAATGGTCCCCGGACTATTTCTAATCCTATTCCCACCTCATGAATTCTACCAGTTAGAGACCCTGTCTACTACTAAGAAATCAGCATTTAAGCTTTTCCTTCATCTTATGACGGATGTCGGATAACCTTCCTTGGGGCTTCCCCAGGAAGGCCGATCTTCGGTACCCGCTCCAGGTGGAGCAAAGTCGGAACTGATACCTACTCTCTCGAGCCTTAGCAGTAGCCTTACATAGGCGCTTTGAGGACTACTCACTAGATGCAC